CATTCAAACGCTCCATTTTCGTGTGTGCATCCGTTTACTTCTTCAATTGAAATAAAATAATTTCCATCTGCGTCCAAAATAGGGTTGAAAAAAGTTTCACCGTCCCATTTTTGACCTGTTAAAAGGTCTTTTTGCTCTGTTGTTAGTTTGTATACATTCATATTAAAAAGGATATTGTTTACCGTTACCGCTGTTATATAACTCTGTTATTTCATCTTGATTCAAGATTCTATTCCAAATGTTAAAATTATCAATCTGCCCGTTAAAAAAATTACTTGCCACATCTGTATTGGTACTTGTTGCAGCTCCTATTCTAAAAATTTTATCTGTATTGTAATTAGTTGAAGCATAAGGAATTAAATTATTTGTACCTGACACAAGTGTTGGTGATGTTAACACACCATTTCTGTATATTTTCATTTTATCACTTCTATCAAACATAAATACATAATGATTCCACTGATTTAAAACATTAGTATTTATAAGTCTTATATCTATTAGGTTAGATGATTCAGCGGCTGCGAAAAAGAATCGAACATCTACACCATTAACTAATGAAGCTAAATATCTTCCCGTTAGTCCAGCTGCAATTGTTTTTGAGAAAATAGTTTGATTTGAAGCTGTTGAAGTCGTAAATAACCAGCAATCAAAAGACCAGCTGGTTGTTGTGAGGTCAAAATTATCGCCAATATTTACACACGCATTTGAACCATTAAGATTAAAAGCACTTCCTAATTTTCCAGTAACATAGGTTAAACCACCGATAGCTGTACCATTATAAGTATCTAATGAATCATTTGTATTATTTTCTGCTTTATACACAGCAGACAAACCATTATTTAATGTACTTGGCGGTGCTGAGTTAGCTAAAATTCCATGAGTTGCTACTATCATAATTACGCTGTTAAATCACCACTAATATAAAATTCAGCTGCTGAAATACAAATTATCGAAACCATTGAATATTGGCCTGTTGTTTTCGTCTTTCCACTTGGAGATCGTAAAGTAACTCCAGCACCTGCTACGAATGTAACTTGACCAGCACCGTATTGGCTAACTAAAATTTGATTTCCTGCTGTAAACACACTATTGTTAATAGTTACGTTGTTAGCAGTTGCAACGTTCATTTCTATTAGTTTGTTGTTATCACTTGCAACTAACGTGTAAGATGCTGTTTTTCTATCTAATGTTAGGTTTTTAGTTGCATAACTTGATAGGTCTTGGTCTCCTGTATTCGTTCCGCTTGTATTACCTATTACTGTTAATTGTGCATCTGTTACAAATCTTTTGTTTGAACTATCTGTAATGTTTGCTGTTGTTGTTGTATCACTATTAACCACATTTGAAAGTCCAACATCCGATTTTGTAACGTTGTGAGGGTTGCCGCTTGTTAAAAGTGAATGATCATAAGCAATTTTACCTCGGTCACCTCTATAAGCACTCGATGAAGTTTCACCTAATGCTAAAGATGGACTAATTTCAACGTATGAAGTACCGCCCCAACGATAAGTAAGATTTGTATCTAATGCCAAATAAATAGTTGCGGTTGTACCCGTAACAGGGAATGCAGCTAAATTTGCATATTCTAACACATCATCTACATAAGACGGCAATTGTGAACTTGGAACTTTACCCGTACCATCTAATTCAGCTAAACCATTATTCGCACCTTTTAAATCAGTCGTTAAAAATGTAGAATAGATGTTAGTACCAGGTCTTTCAATTCTATAAGAAATTTTGTATGGATATTGATTAATACAAGTCGCTACAATTAAATTATCAGCACCTGTTACATATGATAAACTATCCGCTTGTCTTTCAAACTCACTTGGAAAAGTAGGCTCTACGCTGTCATTATGTAACATATATGAAGTACTTCCTACATAATTAACACCACCCCATAATGTAATATTACCTGTTAAGCCAGCTAAATTACCACCACCACCAGTTACAGCGTGAAAGTATCGACCATCAAATTTAAATTGCGTAGAAGCAACTTGAGGAGCTTGTTTAGTCTCTTTTCCGCTTAAAGATGGCACTGTAGGACTATCTGCCGTACCACCTAAATCACCTGTTAATTTAACTATTCCTTTAACACTTGCAGTTGCATCAGGCACAATTACAGTGTGACTATCAACATACGTTTTAACTGCTAATTGACTTGGATAAAGAGTATCAGAAGTACCCAAATTAACATCTGTTGACTTGTTAGAAACATCTTCTTTACCATTTAAAGCTGTTTGCGTAGCTGTTGAAATTGGCTTGTTTAAATCGGATGTATTATCGACTAAATCTAAGCCTATATCCGCCTTATTTACATAAATATTAACTGTATTACTCATGCTGACAAAGTTATTAAATTTATTTGTTCTTTAAAGTTTGAATTAACGAAAACATCAAATACCATATCAGGCAGTATTAAAGTACCTCCAGCGGGTACATCCGCACTATACGTGCTATCTGAATTAAATACGTGAGCATCTTCACAAGGCACTCGTAAAATACCACCATAATCGTACCCATTTAGTGGTAAATCACAAATACCATTACTATCTCTAAGCTCTAATGAGAAAGTAAGTACATGACCTGCAATTTCATCCTTACCTCTTTCAACAAAAGCTGAAATATTTGCATTCGATACACGACCTATTAATGTCCATCTTTTTGATTTCTTTAATAAGTTGAATATATCCCTACAAATTTGTAAAGTATCAGATTTAGTTTCCGTTAGGTTTGAATTATCCTTGTAAACCTTGTCCGCAATAACCATTACAAATTGAATATTTGTGTTCAATTCGTTTATGTTTCCGCTGTTATAATCGATAGCTAATAATGGATAAAGCAAAGACCTGTTTTGAAGTGCTAAATTAAGTTCACCGAAATAAAACGAGTTTAGTTGATAGTGAGCTTTCTGAATTTCTTCAAACTCTTTCTCTAATATGTTTATAGTCGTTATCATGCAAAAACAATATTTACATCTGGTCCTCCATTATCTGGTTTTATTTCACCTAAAGAGTCATCACAAGGGTAAAGATAACTGTAATAACTACCATACTCAGGAAAAAGCGTATAATTCAATTTTAAGAACCTTATTAACCTTTCTCTATAGAAATTATAATCTTTTTTCAAAGTGTTAATACTTCTATTCATTTCGCTCTCTGAAGCGTTGTTTACACCTTCTGAATTTACTTTACTTAATCCAATTTGTCTAAGCTCTAATGTAGTCATTTCAACCGCTCTAACTTCTACAGATGCAACCAAACAAGGTGAAATATATTTGTTCAATAGTATTTCTTCATTTGCATTTAAAGTATCGTTATCTACAGCTTCTAATAAATGGTTAAATAATTGACTGCCTAAAATCGACTCTAAAACAGTGTCTTGTACGCGTGTAATTAAAGTAGAAATTAAACTATCATCTACATTTGAACTAATGTAACTTAGTTTCTTTAAATTAGTTGTTGATATTAAATGTGCCATATTATTGATTTATAATAACTTGAAACCATGTGTGTCTGCAACTTGGAGTGTGTACTTTTGTATTTGGGTTAGTGTACCAGCCACCTTTGTATTCCCAAACATTGCGATCAATTCCAGCCGCTTTTAAACGTGCTGTAATCATGTCTATTTCTTGACGTGTAAACACTTTTTTGGCTGCTAATAAAGCTTTGCAAAATGGTCTACTTTCCCCTTTTAAAGGTGGTGCATCCGTACGTTCTCTATATTGGTAAACTACTCTAAAATCTACATTCCCAACGTTGCTTTTACCTTGTGGTGTAAGTTCAAAGCCCTTAATCATACCTAATTTCTCAAGCTCGATTAATTGTTTACTTACATAGGTAGCTCCTTTATCAATTGCTTTAACGATAGCTCCGTAGCTTTCACCTTTATCAATTAATTGGATGATTTTATTTTGATCTTCTGTTAAAGTGTCAGCAAATTTGTATTTTGATAATAGCTCTTTTTCGCTCATATCTAAATTTTCAAAGCTTTTTATTTCTTGAGAATATACTTCTTTATATTCGGTAGTTCCGAGTTCATTAAACCAACTTAAAACAACGTTTTCGTCTACTTCAGCACTCATTTGAGTAGGTGAGCCTGTACTTATTACATCCCCATTTGGCACTGGTTGTAACCCTGCTAAAGCTCTTTGCTCGTTAATAGTCAAGTTTCTAAGAACCGCGTTTGCTAATAGTGGACTCATTTTATTAAGTGAATCTGCTACTATTGATTTACTGTCAGGTTGTTGCGTTAATTTTAAAGGTTTCGGTATAAAATAGATATTACCAACAAAATTATTAAGTGTATAATGTGCATATTCAAGCGCGTCTGTAATCGTTTTTTGTCTGTCTTGTGCGTAGTTATTCATAAAGATTGAATACGCTGTTTCAAGTTCAGCTGTACCACCTAATTGACCAGCTGTTTTCACTGAAAATAAAGCAGGATTAATCACTGAATGACCAACCATTATTTCATCAACTATACTTTCTTGTGTTAGTAAATATCTTTGATCTAAGTTATTACCATTTATCTGCACAACTGAAGGCGCTGTTTCTTGTGACTTACTAAAAGTTACTACAATTCCACCTTGTTTATCTCTGTCAGAACTTTCACCTTTAAGTTTAGCTACAATCTTTTTCTTTTCGTCTTGGTTGTTTGGCTCTCCTGTTGGTACATTAATAATTGTACCGCCTTTAAAGCCATTTACCACTTCTGAATATCTGAAATAGTTCATTTCAACAGATGCTAAAATAGAACTAATACATCCACTATATGATGGAATAGGATAAACCGATTTTGTAAGTTGTTTAGTTCGGTCATCAACTAAATGCTGTTTTGATTTAGCACTAACGTATAATAAAACTTCATTATCTTGTAAGCTTAAAGCTTCGATTGATTTGATTAATTTATAACCAGTCTTTTCTTCACTTTGATTTTTCTCTTTCCAATTTTCCGAATATTCGTAATACTCTTCGTTTGATGATTTTCTAATCAACTCAACAGGAATGTGGTGAGCATCCCAAAATTTACTAATAGGATTTTTCTTGAATAGGACCGCAAAAGAATTTAATATTTCTTGGTCATTCGCTAACATTACAGCTATTTCATCCAAGCTATAAGGTGCGTTTCCGTTCTTCTTAATAAGCTCCCATTTAGCTTTGTCGTTAGTGTCTGAGTCTAATCCACTTGAAGAAATATATTTCACCTTAGAATTGATAATACCTTGATTGATACTACAATTGTAATATAGAGATACTAAGAACTGCGGATATAAATTATCTTCACCCCAGCTTATATGTGTTTCACCCCTTTTTTGTTTCTCTACAGGAAGCGGTAAACTTGCTTCACGAAATATATAATCCTCAATCATAGACATTTATTATTGTTGTTGTATTCGTATATGTAGTAGTTGGTATTTCATCTTCAAAAACTCGTGCTTTCCCTGTTTCGCATTCTATTCCAGTCGTGTAATCTTCATTTAATACCGTCTTTTGATACACATAATAGGTATAATCTCCCAAAGGTAATGTTATATCAGTGCCTTCATAAAGATTAAATAGGTTGTAACGTTTTGCTGACGTCGTCAAATCGTTTAAAAAACAAAAATACTCTTTTTTAGATTGTTCATTTACGAATCTAAACAGCCAATTAATAGCTAATTCTTGATCAGATTTCTCCGTCAGTGTTAGAGCTATTTGATTTAGATTTCCTTTTTCTATTAGACTTAACATTCTTTTGTTTTGAATCCTTAAAAATAACTATTTTTTCTCCGTTTTTCTCTGAAATTGTAAACAAATTGCTTAGAATCTCGTCAATGTGTTCTTTTTCCATTTGATTAAATAAAAAAGGGACTACCGAAATAGTCCCTAATGTTTATTAAGATAATAATGTAGTCACAATAGAACCACCAATCTTAGGTGCGTTTTGTTTTTCTCTACCAACAAATGATAAAGTTACACCATTCATATCCTCAAACTTAGTTCCTGTTGTTCTTGATAAGTTAAATTTTAAACCTTTATCAATTCCTAACACTTCATAAGTACCATCGTTTAATTTAGCAATAAGACAAACTCTGTCTTTTACTAAGTTTTCAAATTGGTTAATGTTAGCAGCTGTATTACCTGAAAGTTTAATGTTTCCTGTAATATCAAAACCTGTTGAAGCATTCTCACGAGTACCAATTGAAGCAACTGTAAAATCAGACATTTCAACGTCAACAATAACTTCATAAAATAATTTAGCTCCTACGTTTGCCATAGCTGTAATCTCTCCAGCTGTTCTTGTATAAGTGTAATTAGCAGCACCTGTTGCCTCATCTCTTAACGAGCCTAAGTACCACTTGTCAACACCACCAGCAGAGTCGCAATTTAATGCACCAAAACCTGAAACAATTTCACACATTTTTATATAAGTTTTAAAAGGGGAGTGATTAGCTCCCCAATGTTAATAATTAAGCTCTTTTAACTCTTACGAAATATTGAGGAAATACATATTGAACACCCAATCTGAAAGAAGTATCTACTTTCAATTTCTCGTTATAAGAATCGTATTTGATATCGAAGTTCTCATCGTCTCTTGAATCAGTTCCTAAGAACACTAATGATACAGGCACCGCAAAGATTTCATTTGACGCATCTAATGAAGGCACTGTTAACACTTCTACGTTAGTTTGTGGCAAAGTGAAACGTAAAGCACCACCCTCGTTAACTGGTTGAATACGATCGTAAGGGTTAGAAGTATTCCATGCAGCAATAATGTTTAATGCTTCAGTTCTTCCTGTGTATAAAGCAACATCCATTTGGTTGTCGAAAATCTCAGCAGGGATTTTAGTGAAAACCTCATAAGCTGCATCGTACGCGTTTGTAGATGTAATAGTAGCGTATGTAGTAGTCGTTTTCAATACAGCTGTATCTGCTTTCAATGCTTTAACTAAACCATCAAAATGTACTAAATCAGGATCTAATGAAGTAGTATCACCTAACCATACTAATCTCTCAGCTTTTTTCTGTAACATTTTAGTTAAATAAGCCATTAAGATAGTCTCAAGCGGTGCAGGAAGTTGTCCTTCTTGGTTCTTCATTCCTAAAGCATTCAATACTTGAGTCATTTTAGTGTTCAAAGTTTCATTACAAAACTCAACACCCATATAAAGTGGCTTAGTAGTTAAAACTTTTTCAGTGAATACAACAGAACCATCAGGTGAAGGAGTACATGCTGCTTTAGCTTGTAATGCTACTGAAGAAGACAATAAAGCAATTTCTCTTGAACCTTTCACACCTTCTTCTAACATTAATTTGTCAAGGAAAGTAGAAGTAGATAATAAATCTGCAGTGATGTTTGGAAGGTTGTTATCTTTCCAAGCTGCTAATCCTGATACATCGTATCCAAATTTTTCTTTAAGTGTTTTTTGTAATCTCATTTTGTTTTTTATTTTTTAGTTAATATTTCTTTCACAGTTAAAGTTTTGAACTCTTCAACTTTTTTTCTTTCGTCTTTAAATTTAGACTCTTTTACATTTGCCAATTCATTGAATTTGTCTTCTAATGCTTTGAATCTCTCATCAATATCATTGATAATTTTTTCAGTCATAGATGAAAACTCTTCTTTAGACATCATTTCTGGCGCTACTGTTTCTTCTGTAGTCTCTTCAGACATTACTTCTTCTAATGCAGTAATAACACCGTTTACGTCAACTGATACAACCCAAACTTTATCCTCATACTCAACTTGGAAATCACCTTCTGGAGCTGGTATTTGATTGTTCTCAGCATCTAATACAAAAACAGGAGTTCCAACAGCAAGGTCACCTTCATAGAATAAAGTGATACCATCAATTGTTTGAACTTCTGCAAATGTAACTTTAACCTCTTCCTCTTTCTTGAAGAAATCAAAGATTGATTTTACTTGTTTGTTCATATTTATTTATTTTAGTTTAATTTCTATTTGCTCGAACAAGCCTTCAACACTATAACCGCTAAATTCACCTTTCTTAATTTTATTCCAAATTGTAGGATTGTCAACTTTGTAAGATCTAATCCAAGTCCCAACTTGTAAATTAAAACCAGCAAATTGTTTAGGTATTTGTTTTAAATCGGTAATAATGTAATCAGATAGCATTCTAACACCTTCAATCACTCTATTTGAGTCATGTTCTATATTTACATTATTAGCAAAACCTAATTTCTTATTTTTTTCTCGAATAACCTTAATTGTTTTAGGTTTGAATAGTACGTAACGATCAGGATTTGATCTATAAATAGGTGTGTTAGCTGAAATCATTACACCTGTTACAATTCTCTTTTCTTCATTAAAAACAAAGTGTTCTTTAACGTCCTTATTAAATGCAAAATAAGGCTTGTTATGTGCAGGTCTTAAAACAAAAGAGTTAAAGTCAACTCCTGTTTCATCGTTCTCGTTTACAACTAATTCAAAAAAAGGTAACATTTATGATTAGATTTTAGTCAAATTTAATGATTAGATTTTAAATAGTAGAAATTAATTCAGTTTTTTTCGTCTTTTCTTGCATTTTAGTGATATCTGAATCAACAACTACAACCTTGTAGGCACTTTGAGCTTGTATTTCTGTTTGCGCGCCTTGTGTGGCGTTATTTTGCGTTTGTTCGGTTGGTCTGTTTATTTGTGGTGGTTGTACACTTGGCATAGGTGCGTTTAGTATTTGTTTTGCTGAACTCATAGCCTTTGTAACAGTTGCAATACCTGAAGCTACATATCCAGCTAATAAGAAAGGTGCAGCAGGACCGCCTGCAGCCGCAGCCGCTGAAGCTCCAGCAATTGTAGAAGAAATAGCCTTAGCAGTATCTATTGATAATTGAGTGATAGCAAAAGCTTTTTGAACGGCACTTCCTTGTTCTGATAATCCAGCCAAAGCTCCAAACATATTAGCAGTCTCATCCAACAAGAATTTTTTAGAGTTTGCAAGTTCTTCATCTAACATTTTTTGTCTGTCAGTTGAATCCTTTGAAATATCTAAAAGATTTTTTTCATGGTTAGCTTTCAATAATTCTAATTCACCACTTGTTAATTCTGTGTTAGCTTTCTTTTGTTCGTAGTCTAAGTTTTCAAGTTCAATTCTTTTTTGTTGTTTTAAATTGAAATCTTCTTCTGCTCTAATTAACTCCGCTTCAAGTTGTGAACGTTTGTTTAAATTTTCTTTTTCTTGTTTAGCTTTGTCTTTTTCTGCTTGAGCATCATCCTGTTGTTTCTTTAATTCAGCTCTTTCGTTTTCTTGTTGAACATCCAACTCTAACATTAAAGCATCATACTTTTCTTTTAATGCTTTTTTACCTTCATATTGTTTCACAAGCTCCTCACGTTCGCGATCGTGCTTTAATTTCAAAGCCATTATTTCACGTGTGTTCACATCGTCAATATTTGCAACTGTTAAATCTTCTAATCTTCTTTGAAGTACTAAACGTTCCTGAGCTTCCTTTTCTCTTTGCTCCTTGAGTTTTGCATTACGTTCTTTTTGTTTATTTATAGCATCTTCATTTGACTTTTGTTGTTCTTGTTTTGTTTCGTTATTAAGTTTTATTTGTGCTATTTTAACATCGTCATTTGCTTTTGAATTAATTTTTTTAAGCTCGTTTATTCTTTCCCATTCAGCAACTATTTTTTGTTTGTTAGCTTTAACTAATTCTAAATATTGCTCTTTTGAGCTTGCTTGTTGACCTAAATCAATTTCTTTTAATTTTCTTACATTATCTAATCTAACTTGTATTTCATCATTATTTGCTTTAATTGACTTATCAGAAAATTTCTTTTTGATATTATATAAATCTTCATCAGATTTACCCATAGCTTCTGCATAAGCTAATTGTTTGTTCATATCTTCATCTATTTTCTCTCTACGTTTACCAATTTGCGCTATGATTTTATTGTTAGAATTAAATAGTCTTTCATTTTGTTTGATTATTTCTTCCGTAGATTTGAAATAGTCCATCATTTTAGATATTAATAAGCCTAAACCAACTACTAACAAACCTATTCCTGTAGTAGCCAAAGCTATTTTAAAGGCTTTTAATGCACCTGTAGAAGTTCCGACAACTGCAGTGTATACCTTTTGTAAGGTTGTCATAGTTCCAGTAGCTTCAGCATTTGCTAACTCCGCACCTGTTAAAGATGTTACAGCACCTATTACTTTTGTTTTAATAGAAGTAGCCAAATCCAAAGCATCGTTTTTAAGCTCTTTCATAGCACTAATACCCTGAGTTAAAGCAATAGCGCCCTGAACTTTTAACATTTGCTTTTCTATTTCTTCAGATTGTTGACCGAATAAAGCTTGTGCACCTGTTACAGCTGAGAAAGCTCCAGCAATACCCTCTGCAGTTCGTTGAAATTTACCTCCGAAAACTTCTGGGTCGGCGTCGTTAATAGCGTCAGCAACTCCACGCATTTGTTCTTTTATTTGACCTGCCCTTTGTGCTACCATTTCAAATTCTTTACTCGCAGGATCTAAATTCTGTAGTTGGATAGTAAGGTCTTTCAACTCCTTTCTTAATGAAGTAAACGAACCAGCTGTCTTCTTGGTTTCCTTACCAACATTTTCAACTGAATCCCCTACTTTGTCAATATCATTTTTCGCAGTGCCTGTATCTACTCCTACTTTAAATATTATTTCTTCTTGTGCCATTTTATACTGGTATCTTTACAACGTTAAAATTAAAATCTGTCACTCTTACATCTGCTGAGTTGGTATTCCTTACAAACAATTCTACATAGTCGTTTGCTACCATTTCAAGAACCGCTTGAGTACTTCCCCCATGTTCAACGTTTGAGGTTGTTGTTCTAATAATACCCTCACTTTCTGCTATTATAGTTCCGTTCTTAGCAACTCCGATTGATATAGATTGGTTTGAAGTTGCACACCTTACAGTTGCGTTAATCGTTACTAAAAAAGAGTTTGTAAAGGCTCCGTTGTACGTTAGTCGGTTTGTTGTATGTGTAAACTTTGAGTTCGTTCCGCTTGTAGTCGTTCCGCTTGCTTTTACCCAAACATTCACGTTTGCAGTCCCTATCGGTGTATCTGTAGTGTTGTTAAGCATATACATAAACCCCTTTGTAGATGTGTTTGTAATACCTACGCAATTCACGAATAAAGCCTTGTTATCTGTATAAGTTACACCAGCCAAATAAGTACCACCACCTGAAAAGTTAACAGTATCTAAAATGTAACGTTCACTCGATACAGTTGCACTTGCATTTAGGTTAATTCCTGTTTCACCAGATAAAACTACGAAAGACGAATAAATAACTCTTATCCTTCTTGTTACATTCAACGTACTTGGAAATATTAATGCAGTAGAACCGCTTGTACAATCAAATAAACAGTTACTCGTTGCTATCGTTCCTATCGTTCCATCAAATGTTAGGTTACCACTATTCAAAAATGCACTATCACTCATCACAAAGTTTGTGTAATCTTTAATAGTTCCTACAGTAGCACAATCAGTAAAGTTAACTCCAAACCAATCTAATGCGGTTGTTGTTGCATCACCATCCAAATTTAATGCAGTTCCATGAGTAATCGTTATATTTCTCATAGGCAAAGAATAAACCGACGTTATCAATGCAGTTGATGAACTTAAACCTGTTGACTTAAGAATACAATTCTCTGAACTCGCGCCTAATATTGTTGTATTTTGACCTGCAACTAAACGATCACCTGTTAAGTCAACTAAACCTGTTATGTAGTAAGTAACATCGTTAGCCAAAGTTATTACACCCGCTACAGCTTCAGGAAAATCTACTTTAGTTCCTACAAATACAAACTCATCCCCAGTCCCACTTGAAGCTTGTAAGCTCAAAATCCCAGCATCTGAACGTTGGTATAAAATACCTGTTGTTGTATTTTGGTAAAACTCACCAACATAAATATCAGTTGCTAACCACGACCCATCTCTATGGTCGTTAGAAGTTGGAATAGTAGGAACTCCAGTTCCTTTTTTAATTATTATCCTTCTTGTTTCGTCACTCATTTGTCATTATTTTAGAATTTTTACTTATACCATTTATTCCCCCTAACATCTTATATACATCTTCATCTGCATTATTTACGCCACCATTTAAAATTGGCGCGTCAATACTCGATAAACTCATTCTTTCAATCGTTATAACATCACTTAAATACACTTTGCGTATAGGCATAGCGTATAAAGTCTCAGATTTTAAAGTTACTTCAAACAATCCTGTATCTACATTCAAAGCATAAGCTTCGTTTAAATCATATTCAGTAGATGTCCAAATAAAATAACTCCCTGAAGGTATATAACCAGCGTTCAGTACTGCCTGTAATTCATCTATAGAGGGTAAATAATAATCACTATACCCATCCAAAGAATCCATAAAAGACAAACAAGCTTTTGCACCTGAATCAATTACCGAGTTATTATCATAAATCATTTGAGTGTTAAACTCTCCATTATACGTATCAGTAGTATTTAACAATACATTGTTACCATACAACTTAGATGTGTAAAAAAACGTTGCATTTGTTTGAAAATCATCTTGAAATATCATCAATGAATAATCATCATTGTACGAAATCGTTTGTAATTGAGGAATATCCATTAACCTAAGTATTTAAGAAGTTCAACTTGTGTTGTACCATATGCATCTAAATCAAAATCTTTGATTGTGTTTAGTCTGTAAAGTATGCCATCAATCATTTTCAATTTTGAGAAGTCCAAATCGTGAATATCCTTATAATTTAGTTTCAAGTATAAAGATAGTAATTTAGAATTTTCTGAGGTCATTTCATTCACAAATCTTGCATGGTAATAGTCGTACGTGTTCTTTTGATCCGGTATAACCTGTAACCCATCAAAGGTGTAATTACGTGATGCAAAGTGTAAATCAAATAAAGGATCGAAATTTTGATTTTCTCGATATCTTATGTGATGCGTGAAAGGGTATACGGTGTAAGTTGTTTGAGTATCATCGTTAGTATTCCTTATAGTTATCGGTTCTGTGCGAAATCCGTTGTAAAATGTTAGCATTCCTTTCCCTTTGTACGGCTTTATTGTCTCTTTTCCTGTTGTATCTATTGACTGATCAATGATTTTAGGGTAAATTAAGTTAGTATTTTCAACTTTATAAGGCACATAAGTATTAAATGGAAGCTCTATTTTAACATCACCAGTAGCCCATGTGCTTAATTGGATGGATTTTTCACCATAATTTAAGCTTGTCAAACGTTTATATTCATTGTTTAAGAAGTCTTTTTCCTCTGAAAACTTGTAAATGTAGTTAGAACCTTGAACAAGTGAGTTGCTTTGTATGGTTATTTCTCTTTGATAGTCAACTTTATCTGTCCAATCATCGTAATTTGAAGGTGCTTTATAGTAGTTATTAAACGTATCAATGTAAATTGTTGATTTATTAGTAACTACGTTGTAAATAGGGTCACTCATGTAAGCATAGAACAAGTTCATTATACCTTTCAAAAACTCTGAACATTTGATGTCAGGCAATGAATTGTTTAAAGTAATCGGAGATCCGTCAACAATAGTATCTCTTGCAGTCAATGTTAAATGAATGTCGTTAACATCTACTGTAACTATTGAGCCATCTTTTTTGTTTAGAAAAAATTCAATATTAAATTTAACTTTTTGACCTGCTTTTAAATTAAGGTTTGTATTTAAAGAAATTGAACACAACGTACCATTGCTCATAGTTCTTCTTGTTTCTTTTACTACAATTCCATCTACATATATTTGAACATTGTACGAGCCAGTACTATTAATTCCACCATGAGTATATATTAAATTTCCTGACAAATTTATATCATAAAGACCAGTTGCATTTATATACAACAATCCTGTTGCTGTGTTTAAGTAATTTATATTTTGAGTTGGTAATGATACATTATCAAATATGTTATAAGCATTATTGAATTCAAAATATTTTAATTGTTTATTTCCATTTAAATCGGTGTAGTATCTTGGATATCCATATATTGTTTGAGACGATATAAAACCATCTGCTTCAAATTTCATATCGTTAGAATAGGTTGAATTAAGCTTCATTACATCACCACCTCCAAAACCATATATAAGCTTCTGCATATTGGCACTCGTAAAAAACGAAGTCGAGTAATCTACTTCTATATTCTCACCTTCTAAAGCTTCGTTTAATATCTTCTTAACAGCTTCTTTAACGTATACGAATGGATATAATTGATTAGTTTTAAATGTAGAGGTACTCGGCTTGTTATAGCCATAATCTACAATCGGATAAATATAACCAAATGATTGTGGTTGATATCCGTATGAGTCAGCTCCGAAATTACGTGTAAACACTCCGTTAACGTGTACGCCTTGCATCCATGTATTAACCACATTATCCCTTGTCAAAGTGTGGTCATATTCGCTCCAATCTAATTCGTTGAGTTTCTTTTCTTTAAGCTTAGCAAATATATCGACCGCATCTGAAAACAAAGTACAATCAAAGTAATAGTTTTTATCCTGAATAATTACTTCGTTTAATTTCAACTTACCTTTGAATATTAGCAAGTCATTCTTGTAAAATTCGCAAGGGTTACGGATAGCAGGATTAAAAGATACATTTGAACTTTGCAGCACATCCATCGATAAAGAGTATGCACTCATAAAAAACTGCATATTGTTCGATGTGCCTTCTAACTTTATAGATTTAGAATAACTTCTTTTACGCTTTTCAGGCTCTTTAACATCACTTATCGATAAGTTTAATGGTACAGCTATATTCTCAGATAAATCAAGCTCTATACCGTTTACAATTAGTTTTGAATTCATAGTCTAATAGAGTTTTCAGGTGTAAATTCAATTTCTACTATCTCATTAAATAGCTCGTCGTGTTTATCCTGTTTGATTTGATAACTCGAATTAGTGATAATTACACTTTCATTTTCTTCACCTTCGTTAATATACACTGCTGGAGAGTCATATAATTGAGTCAACCAGTTTTGAGTAGTCTCATCTAACCAGTCAGATATCAATTGTAATTTCTTAGTAGTTTGTTTTAGGTAACTTAACCTTCCTGTATTGGCTTTACTTAATGAATATACACCATTACTCCAACTTCCTTGTGAACGTTCAAACTCGAATGATTTCACGCTTGCTGAATATCTCTTGTTATAAGTAAATAGATAGTTGTCATAAGCTCCATATTTATTCATGAATCTTAAAGTAGCTCCATTGTAAAAACAAGTGTTGTCAAATTTTACAGTAGTAATAGACGCAATGTTTACGTTTGAACTATTTAACAACCCTATAATAACACTCGTACAACTTGCAGCTTCACCACTTGTCAAATAACCTAAACTTACGTGTTGATCTAAGTTGAAATAAATTGAACCTAATAAACCTTGATTTCCTGTAGTAAAGTTTTCATCAGTTTGTTTTATTATGGTCGCCTCGTTGTAATATGTATATCTTACTTTATAGTTAACAGGTGTATCTATTGTGGTGTTGTCAATCCATGTATATGTTAAGCTATCTTCTTTTTTTATTGTTTGCTCGTATAGATTAATGGTTGAATAATATAACATATAAGATCTATCAGTTAACAATTGCTTTGTCAATCCTTTTTGATAGTCGGTGTAATCCCAGTTTAAAAATTCAGTTCGTGAAAGCTTACCTTTGAACACGCCAATTTGACTGCTCGAAGCAGGTGTTGGATTTACAGAAACAGCTCCGTTTATTGTAGTCGAATACTTTTCATAAACATTTACAGATATAAATCTATATCCATCCGGATCAAATATAGTTGCTGAATTTATAGGTTTTAAATTCTGTGTAGGTATGTAAGGTGCTACTATATTTGATACATCGTATTTCCCATAAACATACGTTGCATCTTCATCCTGAGGATAGACTTCATACGTTCCAACACTTCCTTCAACTATCACTTCAATAACAAATGACATATTAAACTTGCCGCTTATGGTTTGTTTAAACTGAAAGATAATAGGATTATCAGATGGTGTTGCATACGCTGGTTGTTGTGTTATTGATACTGCCATTATGTAGTTGGTTTTTTAATTATCGTTATAATACTTTCTTTAATCAAAGCTGAAATTGGTTTACTCATTTCTTCTACTCTTTGCGGTGTAACAACTTTATCATAAAAGTGAGTCGCTTCAATACCTTTCATTCTTACACTATTCTTAATCATTCCCGCAAATTGTTCTCTGGTTATTCCGTTTGGTGGTGTAATACCTTTATCCCCTATCCATTTGTAAATAGCCTGGTAAAAAGTCTTTTCAGTCTTTGGGGCTGGTCCATGAGTAGGTGCGCCGTTGTTCTTTGCAATACCATTTACACCATAGTTTAAATACTTCCAATAGTAAGGTGCTGTAACTTCTATTTGCGCAGGATTTAATTGAGTGGGTACGATTGAAGACGCTAAATTCCCTGTCGCTCTATGTTTGTCTAACTCTTTTGATAGGTCAGCAATAAGTTCGTTTGTAAGGTCGAATAATAGTTGAGCAAGTGGATTGTCCGACTTGTTAGAAAGGATTGCTTCAGCCTCCCCAAAATCAATTTGTCCTACTATATCAGCCTCATTTACCACGTTGTATCGTTTTTATTTCTTGTTGTTTCTCAAAATTAATAAAATTTAGTCTATGATTGAATTTATAAACGTTCCATTTTACTACCTCTTCCCAACTTGTATTGTATTCCTTACTTAAAAAGTGTATTACCTTTTCCCACGTATAGCGAGAAGATTTCTTATCAGTCTTATTTTCGTCTTCTTTTGGCTCCCCGTATAACTCTCTATTAATACGATTGATTGTCGCAAAAAAAAACTAACCACGTTTAAGTAGATAGGTAGTGGCAAATGCTGTTTAAATATCTTTTCCCTTTCCTGATTAGAGTATATCATATTCCCGTTAGCGTCCAAGTCTCCGTAATTCGTGCCTTTCTCGATATACATCAATGCCACCAATCGAGCAGGATTCGCTTGCATATCTGAATTTGATACGTCTATATGCCAACCTACACCAACTTTTTTAGGGTCTACTAATTCATACTTTTGTCCTAACACCTCAATTTCTTTCTCAGGCTCTGTTGCTTTGTAGTTTTCAAATAAGCCTATACAATGAACGTAAATATCTTTTAGTTCTGATATATTCACTTTCTTTAATTCGTTTACTGTACCGCTTGTAAGCACGCTTAAAAACTCTATGATGTCATTCAAGTCTAATTCACCTGTCGTAAACTTTGGATTAGTCAAAGCTTGTAAATGTTCAATCCTTAAGTCATTCATTGACTTTGGTGCCTTAATATTAATATACTTCAAAATACCCATTGCTTATTGTTTTAATTGATTGCACTGCTAACGCTAAACTCATCACACCATCATCATGAACTCCCTGAGGTGCACCGTATTGAACACGTCTGGTCTTTTCATTGTATACATAAGTGAATGCATTTAGTTCATCTATTAGCCAGTTTTGGTTTAATACTTTTATTTCTTTATTCTCGAATAACACGGATAGATCCTCAATCATTATAGGCTTAGACTTTACAGAAGTTACATAAGGCTCTACAAAGTTGTATATTCGATTCTGAAGCATCTCAAAGAATACATCTCCTTGATTGTTTACCTCAACCATTACCTTTGCGTTATAATGCTTTATAACCTCTGAAACCTCATCTATTATACGTGACCATTCTAAATGCCTCCAACGGTTAACATATATCATTTCATAGTTAGAATTTAAAATTGTTAAAACCGTGTAGTCATCTGCACGCCCAATATCTAAACCACCATAAAGATTACCTTTGTTTTCTGTACCTTCAAATACACAACTATCCACATTCTTGAATAGTCCACTTGCATTATCAATGAACTTCGCTAAATACTCCTGTTCAAAGATATGGGCCGGAAGGTTACGTTTCCTTTCTTCTAAGTCATTTGGATCAATCATAGGATTATCAAAGGACGTATAGTGAAAGTATTTGTATCTCTCATCGTAGTTCGGTTGTAGACTCATCTTGTAGAAGTGATTCTTACCCTTTGGAGTTGAAATAAATATAACCTTCTTACCTTTTACAAGGACAGTAGCTGAAAGAACTTCACTCCATAACTCCGCACGTGTAAAGGCATACTCATCGATTATAAGATAGTCGAATGTGTTACCACGAATATTGTCAGGACGCTCACCAGAAAAGAACTGAATTTTACTTCCTAAGCCTGTTATCGTTAAATCTGACCTGTTATATTGGAATAATCCACTTCGTGCGGTTACACCTTCCATTTCGTCAAATACCTTCTTAGATTGTTTGTAGATAGGAGTTACCCACGCAATAGAACAACCTTTGTGATTGATTGCCCAGTAAAGCATTTGGTTAATACCTAACATGGTTTTCCCAAACTGCCTACCTATATTTAAAACGTAATACTTATACGGCTCGTTGTTTATCGAGTGGTGTATTAGTCTTTGCTTCTCGTGGGGCTTATATCCTTTAATCGTTGCCATCAAAATCGAACTTCTCGATTATCGTTTGCTCTATTTGTTGTTTGTCGTGCATACCTAAACGATTCTTAGCATAGAATATTCCTTTGCCTTCATTAGCTACTATATCGGTTGCAAGTGCTTTAAATTTAGCATCTATACTTTTTATAGTGTTCGATTTAAGTTCGTCTTCTGATTTTAACCAAGCATAGTAAGTTGATTTCACTATTGTTTCAAGTTTCAACAAAGGCAAATAGATATTCAAAAAGTATTCGATTGTTGGTATGTGTCTATCTCTAACTTCTATTACTTTACCGCTACCAGAAACTACTTCTTTTGTGTTTGCTAAACATTCAGCAATATAGTTATCTGCGTGTTTCTCTATTGATAGTATAAAGTCGTTTGATTTAGCATTCATTGTGTTTATGCTTTTGGTTTACGTCTCGTTTTCTTTGGTTGTTCTACTGAATATTTAGATTTTGTTTCTTCGTAAAATCTAACTTTCCAGTTTTCGATTATTTTCCATGCAGAAAGTAAACAGTTATTACACCCTTTTGTTATAGGTCTTTTCGTTATCTCTGAATATACTTCATTCAAAAGTAAGAATTCGTTATCTGATAACTTAGATTCGTTTTGTTTGTCTTTGATCTTTTCGTAAGATTCAAAACTATTTGCTGATAGTATCATAAAATTTAGCTATTAAAAATGTGGTTAAAGGTAAATAAAGATCGTTTAAAATCAAACCAAATGGAAGACTAATCCAAAATGTAAAACATGGAAAGCAATCTAATGGTTTGATAGGCTTTGATATTCTCGTTCCTGTGACCTTTCTAAGGTAGTAACCTATGTTTAATTCGTGGTGTAGTATTACACTCGTGAAAAGGGCTAATATTTCGTATTTCATTTTAATTAAGATAATAAATTATTTCTATGCCACCGTTATAAAAATCCGATTCGATATAGATTAAACAGTACTTTGGTTTTACTTTTACTTTCATATGACAAATATAATAAAAAACCCTAACAAAATTAATGTTAGGGCTGACTGGAAAAAAGCAAAAGCGAAAGCGGTGCTAAATTAATAATTATTTATTAAAGAATTGCTTTAAATTTGGTTTAAAATAATCTTTACCTTTCAGTATCTTACCGTCTTCTCTATGTAATGCTTTTCCATTCTCTAACTTTGACATATTAGATTCGTGAATTTCGTTGAATACATTAAAGATAACGTCTTGTAATCCATGTTTAAGTATTGTACCTATCAAAACATATAATTGATCTCCTAAAGCATCTGCTACGTCTTCTATTGTTTCGGCTTCGAGATACTCGGTGTTTTCTTCTTGCATCAATTTAAAGCGTAAAAGCTTATCTGATTTACTTAAGTTTGGTACTATACTGTAAGGTATATTAAAAGCTTTATTAAACTCTTTAACCTTTTGTATTATATTATCTTTTCGTTGTGTTTGTAGTTTCTGTATGTAGTTAACGGCATCCATTAATTCCTGCTTGGTGTGTTCAAGAAAATCGTCTTGATTATTTTCGGCTAAAGTAGTTCCATACTTTTCAATTCCAACTTGGCTACGTTTACGAAATTGGTTTATTACATCTTCAACTATACTATCTGTCTTTTCTTCTTTTGGATTTTTTAGTTCAAAATAACTTAAAAGTGAATCATTTAATGGGAAAGATACATTAAACTCACTTAAAATATAAATACTATCAAAACCATACAAAAAAGCTTTATATTTTTTATTTTTTTCAAAATGTACTTTATAACTAACAACATAATTAGATTTACATACTAATATATCTCCTTCTTTAATCGTATTCTTCATTTTTATATTCAATTGATTTTCTTAAATTTAACCTTTTAAAATACTTAATTGCTCTAAGTTCTTTTTTAGAGATGGGAGCTTTAAACCCCCATCCGTATAATATTAGCCTATTCATCAGAAAGGCAGATCTCCGTTATCTTCAACTTCATTTACTATCTGAGTAGCTGTTGGCTTCGCGACTTGTGTGCTTTCTTCTTTCGTTTGAACGTTTATTTGCCATAACTCAAGGCTATTGAAGTACTTTACCTCACCTTGTGGATTTGTCCATTCACGACCTTTTAAATTGAATTTACAATCTACATTATCCCCAACTCGAATACCGTCTAATAAATCGGTTTGATTGTTACTACAATGTAATAGTATATCCTGTTCGTACATACCATCTTTTGTAGTTATTACTACTTCTCTTTTTGAGTATTTCTCTGTAACTTGTACTGTTTGAAATACTTTTTTCACTATTCCTTTTAGTTCCATCTGCTTGGGTTGTTTACTTTTAAATATAAATTATTAAATCTTTTCTTTGTGTTTACAAATTCGTTTTTTACGTTATAAACATCTGAATGTATTACTTTATATGTTAAAGTATTACTTTCTACTTTAATTACTTTTACTAACTGTTTTCTTGTAACGTTTTCAAAGTATTCATTTTCTGCTATCATACTGTTAATTTTATTGATTTACTAAGCTTTTCTACTTCTGCAACTATTTTTACATATTCTTCAGATTCAAAAATATCTAACTGAGCGGTTAAAGTTTCTACTATTGATTCTAACCATTTCAAAGTTTTATTCAATTGTCGTTTGTTTTCTCTAACAAATATTACACTATCACTTACACTTTCCTAAATTATGTAATGAAACTTGAAAGAGCAAGCACGTTTGAAATATTGTGTTTAACGTGTCTATTTGTATTGGTGTTAATTCTCTTTTTGCTTTCATTTTTTCCAAAAATATTTAATCATTATTTCTTTTTTCGTTGCATTTACAAACTTAAATTTGCCTTCAATTCGTTGCATCCATCCTCCCTGTCTTAAAGCTAACTTGTAGCTACATACTCGGCAATTTATACACATACCATAGTCTGATTTTCTTTGATAAACAGCGGTATTTACTTTGTATAAAATTAAGGGAAGTTTACGTTTACACGTGTGACACTTTTTAAACTTCATTTTGCTTTGCTTTTTGTGATACAAATATAGTAAATATATTTATATAAATTACTTTTTTATTACTTTCTACTAAATTAATTTATCCAACTTGGCAACCAATGAATTATACTACCACTTATAAAGCTTTACTCATTCGTCAACCTTTAAGGAAGGCTTTTAGTTGGATAAACTACTCATAACATTCCATAAGCAACATTAAAACGTTTGCTTATTTCTTTGTTAGGCGCAATTAAGCGAGATACTCATTTGGCAAACTTCTTCTGTAACCAAAATCTGTATTGTCATTTAAGCATTTTCCTGTTTTTCTATCAAATTTATACTCTGGTTCACCATCAGAAATCTGAATATAATCTTTAGTTATTTTTGTGATTTCAGTTTCTTCTTGTGATACAACTCCAAATCCATGAAAATTAAATTTGATAGTATCTCCTTTTTTCAATTTAACTGCGCCTAACACGGGTTTTGTACCATTGGCGGTTTTGTTCTTCGATTTAACTTTTGTCATATTATTTAGTTTTAGTTTTTTAATTTAACATTTGTGGTTTTAGTCACCAACGGACACAAAGCCCGATGCCGTTATTTTATAACTCTTACTTTCACATCAATTACTCCTGTTTTTAAATCTGCTATTCGTTTAAATGCTTCTTTAGACAAGTCGATTGTATATTCTCCCATTCC